TTACGATTAGGTAGTAGGATTATTGGTAAATGTATGATGGGCTCTACTTCAAACGCATTAGACAAAGGTGGAGACAATTTTAAAAAATTATATAACGCATCAGACGTCACGAAAAGAAACAGAAATGGCCAAACGAAGTCTGGTTTATATTCTTTGTTTATCCCAATGGAATGGAACTACGAAGGATTTATTGACGAGCGTGGATTTCCAGTTTTTGATACACCAGACCACGATGTGTTCGGCCCAGATGGTGAATTAATAGATGTCGGCATTATAGAACATTGGCAAAATGAAGCCGATGGTCTAAAAGGAGATCATGATGCTTTAAACGAATTTTACCGTCAATTTCCTAAAACAACGGAACATGCATTTCGTGATGAAGCAAAGGGAAGTATATTTAATTTAGTTAAAATATATGAGCAAATAGATTATAATGAGGAAATGTCTAGAACCTTAGGGATTACAACTGGTAATTTTCAATGGGTAAACGGGATTAAAGATTCACAAGTTATATTTTATCCAGATCCAAAAGGTAGATTCAAAATCAGCTGGACACCACCTCAACATTTACAAAATAAAATAATATTAAAAAATGGTATACGGTATCCTGGTAATGAGCATATCGGTGCTTTTGGCTGTGATAGCTACGATATTTCTGGCACGGTTGATGGTCAGGGATCAAAAGGAGCGCTCCACGGATTAACAAAGTTTTCAATGGAAGATTCTCCTGCGAATAGTTTTTTCTTAGAATACTTGTCAAGACCACCTACAGCTGAAATGTTTTTTGAAGATATGTTAATGGCAATAGTATTTTATGGTATGCCAATACTAGCAGAGAATAATAAACCTAGATTATTATACTATTTAAGAAGAAGAGGATATAGAGGATTTAGCATGAACAGACCAGATAAAGTATGGAACAAATTGTCTGTAGCAGAAAAAGAAGTTGGTGGAATTCCTAATTCTAGCGAGGACATAAAGCAAGCTCACGCTGCTGCTATTGAAATGTACATACAATCTCATGTTGGAATAAAATCAGATGGGAACTACGGGGATATGTATTTTAATAAAACATTAAACGATTGGACTAGATTTGACATTACAAAAAGAACAAAGTATGATGCTACTATTAGTTCTGGATTAGCAATAATGGCTTGTAATAGACATTTATATGTTCCAAATGCTAAAGTAGAAAAACCAAAAATAAATATAAACATTGCTAAATATTCAAATAAAGGTGATGTGTCTAAAATAATTAAAGTTAAAGATGACTAAATCAGGTATAAAAAGTTATTTCCCAAGTCAGGTTGTTAGTGATCTAGAAAAAATAAGTTATGACTATGGACTTAAAGTAGCTAAAGCTATTGAGGGAGAATGGTTTGATAACAATAGACAAGAAAGTCGATTTATCGCTAATAAAAACAACTTTCACAATTTAAGATTGTACGCTAGAGGCGAACAATCTATTCAAAAATATAAGGATGAGTTATCTATAAATGGTGATTTGTCCTATTTAAATTTAGATTGGAAACCAGTTCCAATTATTTCTAAATTCGTAGATATAGTAGTTAATGGTATTGCAGATAGAGCTTTTGATATAAAAGCATATTCACAAGATCCGTATGGTGTTAGTAAACGTACGGCGTATATGGAATCACTATTAAGTGACATGAAGAATAAAGAGTGGAATGAATTTATAGGTAATACCTTTGGAGTTTCAATGCAGCAAAACCCATCAGAACTTGTACCTAGTACAGAAGAAGAATTAAACCTTCATATGCAACTTAGTTATAAGCAAGAGATTGAATTAGCCGAAGAACAAGCTATAAATACATTATTAACTGGAAATAATTATGATCTTACAAAGAAAAGATTTTATCATGATTTAGCTGTTTTAGGAATAGGTGCTGCTAAAACTGGATTTAATACATCTGAAGGAGTTACTATTGATTATGTTGACCCTGTAAATTTAGTTTATTCTTATACAGAATCCCCTTATTTCGAAGACATATATTATGTAGGTGAAATTAAAACAATACCAATAAATGAATTGGCTAAGGAATTCCCTCATTTAGAACAGAAAGATTTAGAGGAAATAACTCAAGGTAGTAAACATAGTTCATTAGGTCGTGTTTATGGCGAAAAAGAAATGGATAAAAATAAAATCCAAATTCTATACTTTAATTATAAAACTTATATGAACGAAGTGTATAAGATGAAAGTAATGAATAGCGGCGCGAATAAACTAATACCAAAAGATGATTCTTTTAATCCACCAAAAAACAAAACAGGTGATTATACCAAGTTATTAAGATCAATAGAATGTCTTTACGAAGGAGCTATAGTGTTAGGTACAGATAAACTTTTGAAATGGGAAATGTCTAAAAACATGATGCGTCCTAAAAGTGATTATACTAAAGTTAAAATGAACTATTCTATTGTAGCGCCTAGAATGTATAAAGGTAGAATAGAATCTTTAGTTGGTCGAATTACTGGATTCGCTGATATGATTCAGTTAACTCACCTTAAATTACAACAAGTATTATCTAGAATGGTGCCAGATGGAATATTTTTAGATGTTGATGGTTTAGCTGAAGTTGATTTGGGTAATGGAACAAATTATAATCCACAAGAAGCATTAAATATGTTCTTCCAAACTGGTAGTGTTATCGGTAGATCATTTACTGCTGATGGCGAAGGTAATCCAGGAAAAATACCTATACAAGAAATTCAAAGTGGGACAGGTGGTAATAAAATACAAGCTCTTATAGGTAATTATAATTACTATTTACAAATGATAAGAGATGTTACCGGATTAAATGAAGCTAGAGATGGTAGTATGCCTGATCCTAAAGCATTAGTTGGTGTTCAAAAATTAGCGGCTGCTAATTCAAATACTGCTACAAGACATATATTACAAGCTGGTTTATTTTTAACAGCCTCAGTAGCAGAATGTTTGTCATTAAGAATATCTGATATTATAGAATACTCTCCAACAAAAAACGCTTTTATTCAAGCTATAGGAACTCATAACGTCGCTGTGTTAGAAGAAATGGGTGATTTACACTTATATGATTTTGGTATATTTATAGAACTCCAACCAGATGATGAAGAGAAAGCGATATTAGAGTCCAACATACAAGCTGCAATAGCACAACAAAGTATAGAACTTGAAGATGCTATTGACTTAAGAGAAATTAAAAATATAAAACTTGCTAATCAGCTTTTAAAAATACGTAGAAAGAAAAAGCAAGAAAAAGATCAAGAAATTGCTCAAGAAAATATGAAAGCTCAAGCTCAGGCAAACGCAGAACAGCAAAAAGCGGCAGCCCAAATGGAAATGCAAAAAGCTGAGATTGCTGCGAAAACATCAATACAAATTTCTCAACATGAAAATAACCAAAAAGTCCAACTCTTACATGCTGAAGCTGAAATTAAGAAAGAGTTAATGGATCACGAGTTTCACATAAACGTAGCGTTAGAGAAAATGAAAACAAGTGATATTGAAAAAGAAAAATTCAAAGAAGATCGTAAAGATAAAAGAACAAAAATACAAGCTACTCAACAAAGCGAATTAATTGATCAAAGAAAAACAGGTAAAGCGCCTAAAAACTTTGAATCCTCAGGTAATGATATATTAGGTGGGGGAGTTGATTTAGGTGTATTTGATCCAAGATAAATTTTTATTAATTATTATTATATTATATTATGGAAGAAAACAAAAATGAAGAAGTAGTCCAAGAGATTACCGAACAAGTAGAAGATACTAAACAAACGGAAGACACTACACAGGTTGATCAAAGTAAATTTGATAGTGCCGACGATGATAGTGTTGCTAAAATTGATTTAAATCAACCTTTAAAAACAAAGGAAAATGAACAACCAATTGATGGTACAGAAACTGAGGAAGTTCAAGAAGAGGTTGTTAAAGAAACGACTAATAAAGAAGAAGTTGTTGAACAATCTACAAAAGAGAATACTGAACAATCTGTTGTAGAAGAAATAACAGAAGAAACTACAAAAGAACAAGTAGAAGATGTTATTAATGAAGCTATAGAAACCGGGAAACCATTACCAGAAAGTATTGAAAAATTAGTTAACTTTATGGAACAAACCGGTGGAGACCTAGAAGATTACGTTGCATTATCACGTAATTACGATGACTATGATGATTCAGAAATATTAATGGAATATTATACACATTCAAAACCACATTTAACTCAAGAAGAAATTGCATTTACACTAGAAGATCAATTTTCTTGGGATGAAGATATGGATGAAGAATTAGATATAAGAAGAAAACAACTAGCGTTGAAAGAGCAAGTTGCTAACGCTAGACACCAAATGGACGAGTTAAAGTCCATGTACTATGAAGAAATTAAAAGCGGATCAAGGCTCACAGGTGAGCAACAGAAAGCAATTAATTTTTTTAATAGATACAACGAAGAGTCGAAAACGGAAAAAGCAGCTATGGAAAATAATCAAAAAGTTTTTATTGATAAAACAGAACAAGTTTTTAATGACAAATTCAAAGGTTTTGAATACAACGTCGGAGATAAAAAATTTAGATTTAATGTAAATGATGTTGATAAAGTAAAAAATGAGCAAGCGGATTTAACTAATTTCGTTCAGAAGTTTCTTAACGATAAGCATGAGTTAAGCGACGCAAAAGGTTATCATAAATCTTTATTTTCAGCCATGAATCCTGATGCTATAGCCAATCACTTTTATGAACAAGGCAAATCAGATGCTATGAAAAATAGCGTTACTAATGCTAAGAACATAAATATGACTCCTCGACAATCCCACGGTGAGATTGAAACCGGTGGATTAAAATTTAAAGTTTTAGGTGATACAGCTGAAGATTTTAAATTTAAAATTAAACAAAAATAGTAATTTAAAAATTAAAAATTATGCCATTAACTAATGGAGCTAGTTTGAATAGTATACCGTCACCTTCAAGGTCGACGCTACAATCAAACTACATCGATTTTACGTCCACAGCTACGGCTGGTTGGGCACAACAATACCTGCCTGACTTGATGGAAAAGGAAGCTGAAGTGTTCGGTAATAGAACAGTCTCAGGTTTCTTATCACAAGTTGGAGCAGAAGAGCCAATGACCTCTGATCAGGTTATTTGGTCTGAACAAGCTAGGTTACACTTAGCTTACAACTGCGACATTTTATCAGTTGCAGCATCATCAACAATAGGCGTTCAAACTGATATTGACGGTAATACACCTCAAAATCAAGCAGGAACAGCAGCAGTACAACATCACGGTGTTAGAGTTGGTGATACACTTGTTATATCTGATACTAATAGTACAGTTAAAGCTTACGTATCAAATAGAGCAGCTGCTACAGGTGTTCTTACAGTTGAACCTTACACGGCTTTAACTTTAGCAGCAGCTGGTTTTGCTACAGGTACTGTGGCAGCTGGTACAGGTTGTAGAATATTTGTATATGGTTCGGAATACATCAAAGCAACGAACTATGCAGATAACTCACTTGGTACAGCTGGTACAGCAACGGCTAACTATCCAGTGTTTACTTCTTTTACTAACAAGCCAATCATCTTAAGAGATTATTATGAGATCTCCGGATCTGATACATCTCAAATTGGTTGGGTTGAAGTAAGTGGTGAGGATGGAACAGGTGGTTACCTTTGGTATTTAAAAGCTGAAGGTGATACTAGAGCTCGTTTTACAGATTACTTAGAGATGGCGATGATTGAAGGTGAGCAAACAACAGTTACAGCAGCGGGTGCATCGGAAATCACAGATTTCCTTGGAACTACAGCTGGTACTCAAGGTTTATTCTCAGCAGTTACCGCTAGAGGTAATCAAGCTTCACTAATTGTTCCAGGAAATCCTGGTAACTTAGGGGAGTTCGATACTATATTAGCAGAGTTTGATAGACAAGGTTCTATTGAAGAAAACATGATCTTTGCAAACAGAGCAACAGCTCTCGCAATTGATGATATGTTAGCTACAATGAATTCTTATGGTGGTGGTGGTACTTCTTACGGAGTATTTAACAACGAAGAAAGTATGGCACTTAATTTAGGTTTCTCAGGATTCCGTAGAGGTTCTTATGATTTCTACAAAACTGATTGGAAATATCTAAATGATTTTGCTACTAGAGGTGGTATTTTAGACACGGCTAGTAACGTTCGTGGAATATTTATTCCAGCGGGTACATCTTCAGTTTATGACCAAATGTTAGGAAAGAATCTTAAAAGACCTTTCTTGCACGTGAGATACAGAGCTTCTCAAGCAGATGACAGACGATTCAAAACCTGGGTTACAGGTTCTGTTGGTGCTGTAACATCTGATTTAGATGCGATGCAAATTCACTATCTATCTGAAAGATGTTTAGTTACACAAGGTGCTAATAACTTTATGTTATTAACATAATCAATTTTTAAAAGAGGTTGGGGTTCGCCCCAACCCCTTTTATTTTATTAATTTTATTATATATTATATTATGTCAAAAAAACAAAAAACAAAAAAAGAAGTGGAATCAACTCCACAAATCGTAAAACAACCAAAAGTTGAAATACCGGTGATGGAAAAACCAAAACCAAAAAAAGTTGAAGTAAAGATAACAAATCCAGAAGATAATTGGGAAATAAAAAATAGAACATATTTTTTAACAAAAAACTTATCTCCAATAACAAAGATTTTGAGATCTCAAAATATTTATTGGTTTGATGAGGTAAAAGGATATGAAAGAGAATTAAAACTCACAGAGAATCAAAAAACATGTTTTGTTGATGAGATGGTTGGAGAGCAGAGATTAGAACATATTATTTTTAGAGATGGAGTTTTAAATGTAGAAAAATCAAAAGTGATAATGCAGAAAATGCTATCTTTATACCATCCACATAAAGATATTTTATATAAAGAACATAACCCTATTAAAATAGCTGTTGATGAAGTTGGAGAAATAGAAAAAGAAATAGAAGCATTAAATGCAGCCAAAAACTTAGATATTGATATGGCAGAGGCTGTTATGAGAGTAGAGATTGGTTCTGAGGTATCTAAGATGAGTTCTAAGGAGCTTAAACGCGATTTGTTACTATATGCTAAGAGGAATCCTAATTTGTTTTTAGAATTAGTAAATGACGATAATGTTATACTTAGAAATTTCGGTATTAAAGCTACTGAAATGGGGGTATTAAAATTATCCTCTGATCAAAGAAACTTTTTGTGGGGAACTAATGATAGAAAACTCATGACAGTTCCATTCGACGAGCATCCTTACTCGGCGTTAGCCCAGTGGTTTAAAACTGATGAAGGCATGGAGGTTTATTCAAATATAGAAAAAAGATTAAACTAACAAACTACAGTAAACAGCCACTCTAATTTAGGGGTGGCTGTTTTATTATAAATACTACTATTATGAAATCTAAAGGATTGGGTGATACGATTGAAAAAATAACTAAAGTAACTGGGATAAAAAAAGTTGTTGATAAAATTAGTAAAGTTACAAATAAAGATTGTGGATGTAATAAGAGAAAAGACAAATTAAACAAATTATTTCCTTATCATTATAAATAAAAAATATGGTACGTATAGATACAGTATATCAAAGAGTTTTAGCTATAACTAATAAAGAGCAAAGAGGGTATATAACTCCTCAAGAATTTAATCTTTTAGCTAATCAAGCGCAATTAGAAATATTTGAACAGTATTTTTATGATTTAAATCAATTTAAAAGACAACCAAGCGAAACGACTACGTTTTCAGATATGGAAGAATTAATACAGAATAAATTATCACCATTTGTTACTATACTTCCTGTTGTTAATGCAACTACTTTTCCAATAAATTATAGAATAGGTAAAATATTTCAAGGAGGATATGAAGTAAAAAAAGTTGATACTAATGAAATAAATAATATTATGGGTTCTATCTTTCATCTAAAAGGTTTAGATAAAAATCCTATTTATAGAGATAGTATCGCACCTGTTGGTGATATAGAAGTTTATAATGATACTGGAATCCTCTCATGTCCAATATGTGTAACTTGTGAAGTTGTGAGTGAGCCTCCACCGGTTGCGTGGGGATATAACGTTGTAGGAGAAAAAGCATTATATAATGCCACTACATCAACCGATTTTCAATTACATGATTCAGAAGAATCTACTTTAGTAATAAAAATACTAACGTTAGGGGGTGTTATTATAAAACATCAAGATATAGTAAGTGTAAGTGCAAGTGGGATGGGGCAAAAAATACAACAACAAAAATCATAAATAAATGGCATTATTAACGCAAAACGCACAACAATATTATAGCGGTAAAAGAGAATTTACTGGAGATGGCGTAACAACAAGTTTCACTGTAGCGCAAGCTATAGGAGCTTTTCCAACTGGTACTACAGCGCTCTCAAATCCTGATATTAAAGTTTATATTAATGGCGTTTTAATTCAAGGTGCGACAACAACACCCCCTTCTAATCAATATACATTTGATATAACTAGTGGAACTTGGGATATTGATTTTACTTCAGGCACTAATCCTTATGGCGCTCCTGCTAGTGGTGATACTATAACGTTTGAATATAATAATTTTGGAGGTTATCAATTTATATATTTAACTGATATTATTGATAATTTTATGGCTACTTATATAGGTGAAGGTAAAATATTAACAGATACAAAAAGAAATGATGTAAGTTTTCACGCGCATAGAGCTTTAGCAGAATTAAGTTTTGATACATTTAAATCTAATAAATCTCAAGAAATAGTAATTCCACCAAATCTTATGATGATACTACCACAAGATTATGTTAATTATGTGAAACTTACTTGGAGTGATGGTTCTGGTATAGAACATATACTTTATCCTGCGAGACATACTTCTAATCCATTTAATCCAAAACAAGCAGCAGACGGAACATTCAGTTTTGATGTTGATGATGATGGAGTAGATGATTCAATTAATTTAATCCCAGGAGAAAACTCCGATACTTGGGGAAAATACAAAGCATTAGCTCCTTCTGAAAATCAAGATTACGATGGAAATTATTACATTTCAAATTTAGGGCAAAGATTTGGGGTTGATCCTGAGCACGCTCAGTCAAATGGATCATTTTATATTGATGATTTAAAAGGTTTAATACATTTTAGTTCTAGTTTGTCTGGTCAAACTGTTATACTGAATTATATAAGTGATGCTTTAGGTACAAAGCAAGAAATGTTTACTCATAAATTTGCTGAAGAAGCTATATATAAACATATTATGTATGGATGTGTCAGTGCTAAACTTAACGTACCAGAATATATTGTAAATAGGTTTAAAAGAGAACGATTTGCTGAAACTAGAAAAGCAAAATTAAGATTATCAAATATAAAAATAGAAGAATTAACTCAAATATTGCGAGGAAAATCTAAATTAATAAAACACTAACGAATGCCAGAACTTAAACGTAAATTTCAATCTGGGAAAATGAATAAAGACCTAGATGAAAGACTTGTTCCAAATGGTGAATATAGAGACGCTTTAAACGTTGAAGTATCTACATCAGAAAGTGATGATTTAGGATCAGTTCAAACCATCATGGGTAATAAGTTAATTGGAGCAGATTTGGGTCCTCCTGCAGATATAGACATAGGATTTACTATGCCTAACCCTAGCGCTACTGACATTCAATTTGGCGCATGGCCACAATTAGCGGGTAATTGGGATTATACTTATAGAAATAAAACTGTTGGAAAAGTAGTAGATGAAGGAAATAATTGGGCATATCGTCTTGTTGCGGGACCTCCCCCTATGCCAATTGTTCCAGGAAGTACAGCGCCATTTGACCATCAAGTTAATATCATTTCCGCTGATTATATCGTTAGAAATAATGAGAAAATTGAAGAACCTGTTTTAGTAGATATACATTCTGTTGCTGTTGGACGAGCTATCTCTTTCCCAGTTCCTGGTTCTCCACAAAATATAATAGAAATACCAGATGCAAGAGGTTTAAGACCAGGAATGGAATTGAATAATTATATTAATAGTGGTGGTGGTGCTGAAAATATTGGACTTTTAAATACAAGTGGGAAAAAACCTCCTAAAATTGTAAGTATAAGTCAAGTGGGTACTTTTCCTGACGTATTCCAAGTTGATTTAACTGGAAAAATAAATTTTAGCAACACTTATGCAAATAATCTTGTTTTTACCGCTCCAAGAGTACTTAATTTTGAACATGACAATTTAATTACTGGTATTAATATTTTTGACGATTTTCTTCTTTGGACAGACAATCACACTGAACCTAAAAAAATACATATAGAAAAAAGTGTATTAGGTTGTAGACATCCGTTTACATGGAATGGAACTAATCCCTTCAGTTATTACCACCACACAAATTTCGTAACAAAAATACCTCTCGGATTAAGTTGGATGACCCAAAAATTTTGGTTGGGATATAAAGATGCTAGTGGTATACCTGTTTCTGCTTTTCCTTATAATGGTGGTAGACCAATAAAAGAACGTCATATAACTGTTATTAAAGAATCTCCTTATTTAACGCCAGTGTTGGAAATGGTGAAAGATAGAGGAGACATAAATACTGAAGGTAGAGTTGTTAATAAAGATCTTGCAGGTGCCCAGGGGGGTCCTCGAAATCCATTTTTTGATGCATCAACTACAAGTACAATAAGTATTGACGATGAAATGTGGATTAATTTTGGTGGACCACATACAAATTCTGAAGGATTTTACGATGTTAATGGTGTTCTTCAATTAGGTCCAGGTCCTGAATTAGTGGATCCAACTACTGGATTACCTAATCCTGGATGTTCTCCAGTTTGGACTCCAACATGTAGTATAGATTTTAGTATAGTACCGTTTTATACAGCAGGTGATATTATTATATTCTCAAGTGGATCTCTTGAAATTAGAGCAGAAATTTTATTAGGTCCAGATTGGAATTATGGTTCATATAAAGTAAGAATAATATCTTTAAGTGGTGGAATTGCTTGGACTGATTTGGATTGGAGAAGCGAAAAAGAATCAATAGGAACAATGTTTCAATATAAGTTTCCAAGATTTGCTACGAGATACAAATATGAAGATGGAGAATACTCAACATATTCTCCCTTTACTGAAGTAGCATTTTTACCAGATAGAAATCCTATGGATTATTTAGCTGAAAAAGGTTACAATCTTAATATGACTAATAATTTAAAAGAATTAGCGATTAAAGGATTTATACCTCACGATGAGTTATTACCAGATGATGTAGAATCTATAGAAATTGTTTATAAAGAATCAGATTCTTCTAATATATATTCTGTAACAACAATTGATAGAGATAGTGAAAAGTGGTTTGCACTTGACCATCTTGGCACTAATTCATCAGGACCGGGGCAATGGAATTTGACAAAAGGATATGTAAAGATAATGTCAGAAATGATTCAAGGCACTATTGATCCTAAGCAGTTACTAAGACCTTGGGATGCTGTACCAAGAAAAGCATTGGGACAAGAAATAACTGGTAATAGATTGTTGTATGGTAATTACTTACAAAATTATAACTTATCTACTTTAGATAAAGTTAATTGTGGACCTGGAAGTAATATTGAATGTATAGGTAATGAAAACGTAGAAGCAAGTTTACACTTTAGAATATCAGGCTCAAAACATGTCGGTGTGCTACAACCTGAAGAAGAAAGTGTTAAAGACGTTGGAAGTTATGGTCCAGCTAAATCAATAAAAACTTTAAGAACATATCAACTTGGAATTATTTATAGAGATAAATATGGTAGAGAAACGCCAGTATTTTCAAATATAGATATGTCAAGATATCATGAAAAAGAATTTGCTGATAAATCCTCTCATTTTGGTGTTGCTGTTAAAAATTTAATTCCTGATTTCGCTGAATCATTTAAGTTTTTTATTAAAGAAACTTCTAACGATTATTACAATTTACCTATGGATAGGTGGTATTATGCAGAGGATGGAAACATTTGGTTATCATTTCCTTCTTCAGAAAGATCTAAAATATCTGTAAACTCAGACGAAGAGCGCTTTGATGATACATTTATAATATTAAAAAAGGAACATGATAACACTACTTTTGTAGCAGATCCAGCTAGATACAAAGTATTAGCAATTGAGAATGATGCTCCTACGTTTATTAAAACTGTTAAAACGCCTTTAGGAGTTTTAACTGGATTAGGTAGTGCTATATTTGATACTACATCCACTTCTCAAGGATTTCCAACTATAGGAAATAACTTTATTAGAATACCGACTGCTGATTTTGAGAATCAAGGTTGGGACGATACTGTAATAGGACCAAGTGCTGCGGGATTTGGTATGTTGAAAATGAGAATAGGTACTAACGTTGTAAAAAGTGAATGGTATAATATAATTTCAGCTGCCGCAGTAACAAGCATACCAGAATATGAAATAAAAGTAGATGGTGATTTTGGTGGAGATATGGTTTTTGCAACCACTGATACTTTAAGTATAGAAATTATTAAAGAAGAGGTAAAGTATTTACCAGAATTTGATGGTAGATTTTTTGTTAAAATATATAAAGATCTAACGTTAGAAGAAAACTTATTACAAGCTACCGCCCCTCCCACTGGATCTTACGGGGTAACATCATCTATGCTGTGTCAAGTAATTGATCCAAATTCTGCTTGGTCTGATGTAAATCACGCTGATTATACCACGTCTGATGGTTGGGATGGTTGGGGCACCCTCAATGATTCCACTAATCCTGCAATTAGTACTTTAAGGCCTCTTCACAATCACCAAACTGGTTTTGTAGCGTTTAGAGCAGCAAATTCAAACGCTGCTGCTAACGCTCCGGCAATTACTGGTCCAGATTGGGCGATATCAAGTAACGCAACTACCTTAGGATTAGGAGAACAATATTGGCAAGGATTTGAAGCTCAAGACGCTTTATTTGGTAGTGGAAACGCTAGTAGATGGTTTATAGACGGTAGGTCAGGAGTGAGTCAAATGTTTCAACGTAGATATAGAGGTGCTGATAATTGGGCGGATTCTTCAGGTAATAATTTTTCACATGAAGTTGGATTTGAACTTGATCAATCTGGAGCTGTTTTGCCTACTGTTGAATCAAATCAATGGGGGAAACCCACTACATGGTTTAACGGAGTGATTTCAAGCATACCAAATAATCCTACAGTTAATCAATACTCTACCGCGACAGCGTTTTGGTCTACACCGCAATGTTCCACTGGACTTCCGTGCGCCCCGAACTTAACAGGAAGACCGGATCTTATAACAACAAATGTAAATACTAATGCAGTAAATTGGTTAGGACAAGCTTCTGGGAGTACTTGGTGGGCGAGTCAATATGGAATATATTCAGAAACAGATCCTAATGACACATATAATTCTGATGCCGCTTTCAAATCTCCAAGTGAAGGTATATATACAGATGCAAATGGAGATATAGTATATATCGATTTATCTTGCATGGGCTTTGGAGGTCCAGAAAATAATGCAAATCTAACTAATTGGAACGTAAATCGTGGACTTCCGTATTCTAATTCAATGCCTGGAGGATTTGGTTTTGCTGCGAACGCTCTTGTTTGTAATACTAATTGCAATAGCGCTTTTTTATCAGCCAACGCAGGTCAATATGCTGCTGATGTTATATTTATTAATGCTATTACGACCCCAGGGGCACTTTGGAGATGGGCAGAAGATCCCGATCAAACTATATATCAAACTCAAAATTCAAATACTATAATCTCAGATTGGGCAAATAGTGGTGGAACTTTGGGTGGATGGAAAAGAGTTGGAGAAACTAGTTTGCATTTAAACACTCAAACGATAGGTATGAGAACTCTTACTTACGGAGTCGGTACGCTTGGAACTAGAGTTAATACAGGTAATAATATTGTAAATAGTGGTGCAGTATTTCAATGGGCTGCAGACTCTAACCCTTTTACAACATGGGATTTTCCAGGAGAATCAATGTCAAATACTGCAAATTGGAATAGAAGTCAAAGATGGACTATTGAGGCAAGAACATTATCAGGTGACGAACTAGGTTCTGGTCCAGCTGGATACTTACCAACAAATGATCCAAGATGGAGTACGGCTAATACTAATTTTAATAATCCACAACAAAAAGCCCCTGGCGTAAGACATGATGGTATGGGTAGCGGAGAAACGTCAAACATCAATATGACGTCAACTATATATTGGAATGCAGTAACATCAGCGTTTGAAACTAGTGCTACTATAAACCCACCGTCAGAATATAATGAGGATACTGGAGATTCAACCTGGCCAAGTACTACTAGCGGATCTTTTACATGGCAAGTGCTTTTACCACAGAGCGCTTTCTCAGTATTTAATGCTACAGGTACTTTTAGTAGTACAAACCCTGCTATATGGGAGACGGAACCAAGAAATAATGTTGATTTAGATATCTACTACGAAATTGGACAGATATATGCGACTAAATTAAATGAAAGAACAAGTACACTTCATATACCCGTTGGATCTGAAGTTAGGATATATAGACCGCAAGATTCATCTTATATAACAGCTTTAGGAGGTATTTTTCCTGCGGGAAGCTATCAAGGTCCAACCGGCTGGATACCGTGGTTTGATGATAAAAAAATGTTTGTAGAGAGTTGGAATAAAATGCCTTTGAATGATCCTAATGGAATCCCATATGTTCCCGCAATAAATCCATTAGACACAACCTTTCCTAATGAAATTAGAATTGTAGATAGTAATGGTATTCCAAACTCATCGCTAACTACTCAAAGTTCACCTTATCCAGGAGACATACTAGTGTTTTATAGGACTGATGGAAGCACTACTGAAGCACAAGTTTTTGATACTCCTATTGGGGCACCATTAGGATGGTTTAATGTTAATAAACAAGCTGGGGTTTTCTCGTTAGAAGAAGAAATTGGTAATAGATATATAAGACCGCCTTGGTTTAATTGTTACTCGTTTGGGAACGGTGTAGAATCTAATCGTATTAGAGACGATTTTAATGAGGTTATTATAGATAAAGGTCCTAAAGCATCAGCACCAATATCAACGTCCTATAAAGAAGAAAGAAGGAAAAATGGATTAATATTTTCTGGTATATTTAATTCAAAAACAGGTATAAATAATTTAAATCAATTTATAACATATGATGATATAACAAAAGATTTAAATCCAATTTATGGTAGTATACAAAAACTTCATTCAAGAGATACTGATATAATTACCTTATGTGAAGAAAAATGCTTAAAAGTATTAGCAAATAAAAATGCATTATATAATGCTGACGGTAATATAAACATGATTGCCACATCAAATGTTTTAGGTCAAGCTGTAGCTTACGCAGGAGATTATGGAATAGGTAAAAATCCCGAATCATTTGCTTCTGCATCTTTTAGAATGTATTTTGCTGATAAAAGTAAAGGAAGTATATTAAGATTATCACAAGATGGTTTAACACCAATTTCTAAAGCTGGAATGAATGATTGGTTTACAGATAACCTATCAAACGCATACGAAATAGTAGGTAGTATAGATGATAGAAAAGGCGATTATAATATTACAATCTATGATCATGATTTAGATACAGAAGGAAGTCAAAAAGAAATTATAGAATTAGGAGGGGCTACATTAACTTTCAATGAAAGAGTAAAAGGATGGAGTAGTTTTAAATCCTTTTTGCAAGAAACAGGATTTAGTTTAAACAATAATTATTACACCTCTAAACATGGTCATATTTGGAAGCACCATGTTGATCAACCTCGTCCTAGAAATACGTTTTATAAAATGAATGGATGGGGAGTAAATTTGGCAAGTTATCCTGATCCATATACAGAATCATCTTTAACCTTTTTATTTAATGAGCAACCTGGATCTGTTAAAAGTTTTGGTACTTTAAATTACGAAGGTAGTCAAACAAGAATAACTCAAGATATTTTAAATACATCTGCAAATCCTGATATAGAATATTATGATAATTGGACAAAAAAAGGTTGGTATGTAAATAGAATGGCAACTAATTTACAAGAAATAGATCAATTAGAATTTAAAAATAAAGAAGGTAAATGGTTTGCACAAGTAAAAGGTGATGCTACCACATGGAGTAATGATGGAAGTTTAACACTTGCTCAACGAGGCAATATAGATCCTAGAGAATTTTCATATCAAGGATTAGATGTAGCAAGAACTGTTGTGGTTGCCCCTTGTGTTCTGGGATGTACAGATCCTGGGTCATCCAATTATAACTCTTTTGCTACTTGTGATGATGGAAGTTGTATACCTTGTATTTACGGTTGTATGGATTCTACAGCGTGTAATTTTAATGGCGGGGCAACTTGCCAACTACCAAATTCTTGTTGGGATATTCGTGGTTGTATGGACCAAACCGCACTTAATTATAATTGTGAAACCGCTTTATATAACACACCTCCTACTACTCCTTGTAGTGATGGCGTAAACTGTTCTGTACCAGGTGATTGTAATTATCCTGCAGGTTGTGCCGGAATTACTGTTACAGCAACTTCTACTGGGGAAATAGAAACGGCATGTAATACAAACATGTCACCAACACCACAATCTGGGTCTGGTACTATTCAACCTCCGTCAATTACATTTTCTGTTAGTACAGATGGTGGTTTAAATACTTTTGATTATGATTACAGTATTTTTATTACTGGACAGCCTGGCACTACGATTGTTAGTGGAATTAATAACCAACCAGGGGTTTCGTATACCGTAACACCAACAGTTAACCCACCTTTAACACCTTCAATGAGTTTTACTATAAGTATTATGGATACTAATGGTTGTACTGAGGTTCTACCACTTACTTCTTTTAATAATACCTATATGGTATATGGATGTACAAATAGTGCAGCGGCTAACTATAACTCAGCAGCTACTTGTGATGATGGTACTTGTCTTGCCATACCTATTTATGGTTGTCAAGATCCTTTAGCATTAAATTATGACCCAGCTGCTAATGCTGATTGTGATAATACATATTTTGGATGTGATAATGTTACCCCACCAATGTGTACAGGTCCAGGATCGGCACCAGGTGGTGGTAATTCTTGTTGCGAGTATTTACCACCTGTTTATGGTTGTATGGATAATACAACTGTTGATGGATGCGGACCAGGTTGTAATGGAGCTTTAAATTACGCTGGACCTGGAAATACAGTAGGTGTAAGTCCCGATGCAGATACTCCTTGTAGTGCGGCAAATGTGGGATGTTTACCACCAGCATGTACAGGACCTTCTAGTACTAGTACTTACGCGGGTGGAGATTGCTGTGATTACGCACCACAAATTTTTGGATGTATGGACCCAACAGCATATAACTATGATCCTAATGCAACATGGCCATGTGATGGTACGCAACCGTGGTGTCTTCCTGCTGGAAATCCCCTAACTCTCCCTGTTAATCAAGGTGGTATAAACGCACCAGT